TACACATTGCTCCATTTCTTCTACTGATATAACCCAATTATTATTTAGGTCTTGAATAGGATTGAAATAAGAATCAGGTGCATATAATTGACCGACTAATTCGTCTTTTTGTACCTCTGTAAGTAAACCTACATAAGTTGTTCTTTGTTCTGCTGTTAGTTGTGTTAGTTTCATACTTGACGTCCTAAAGTTGTTTGAAATGCTTGAACTGCATTAGTATAATTTGTTACTTCAGTCAAAGACGTAAAACCAGTGCCAAAGGCAACTAATCTTAATTCCCTTGTAGAAAAATAAGTATAAACGTTTTTACTTAATAATATTTTTCTTGTGTTATTATCAAATATATTAACATTCTGAAAAGCTGAAGAATATATTGACACTCCGTTTTTATAAACCCCTCTTCCTAAAGTTGAATTATTAAATACTAAATAATTACCTCGTGAATCTGTATTAGTAAAAACAGCTGGTACACTTGATTGAGGAAAGTCAAACCTAAATTCGTTAGTTATTCTTCTTGTCCAAAGTCCCATATCAGTCCCACCATTAGAACCAATATCAATAAAATTGCCTGCTAAATTTTCTCCGATATAATATCCTATTTGTTGATTTGTACCCATTAAAGAAAACGCAGTATAGTAAGTATCTGCAAAAGCATTAACTCCGTTAGGTTTTGCTCCCGTACTCGTGTGAGTCCATCCACCCGTAAATGTTAATCTAAAAGCCGCATCAGTATCTAAAGGATTTTTTAAATTAAATTTATGTTGTGAAGCCGTGCTGCCAACAAAAGGATACAAAGCTCCTAATTTCGTCCAAACATTATACCCTTTCAAATCAACTACTAATTGATTAATAGCAGCTTGTTGAGTAGGGTCTGTAATTGCAGCCGCTGTAATGAACGCTTGTGCATCGGGGTCAACGGGTGGTGTTGTAATTCCTACAATATCAGTTAAACCCGCCCAACTATCAGCGTGTATATCTCCCCAACCAATAGCATTGTTTGCTCCTTGCCCCCAACCAATAGCGTTGTTAGCTGCACCATCACCCCATCCATTACTATTTGCCATAATTACGTAGTTTTATCACCAAACATTACCCATTCGTTTGTAAGGCGTTTTCTTAATGTTATAACTGAATATTGTCCATTTGTCTTATATTCAGCATTCGAACTTCTTAAAGTTACACCAGCAGCACCCGAAATAGTTACTTGACCTGTGCCTAACTGACAAACATAAATTACCGTTCCAACAGGAATTGCGGTAGTTGCATTGGCTGGAATAGTTACCGTTTCAGCAGTTGAACTATCTATCTCAACCATATAATACGAATTATCCAAAGTAAGCGTGTGTGAAGCACTATATTTTACACCAGCTAATTGCTGTATTTCAGCCCCTGTAACATACTTTGAGTCGTATGTGCTACCGTTGTAGTCAGCTATTGGAATTCTATCTGTTCTTTCTAACGTAGCCGCTTTCGCTGTTAGTTGACTTATCTTTACGTCCGCCATTTATTTTACTTAAATATATTTGTAACTTCTTTATGTTTTCTTCCTTTGGATTGTACCGTTTTTTCATATAAACCAACCAAAATAATTATTATTAGTATCAGGATACATATCTCCGTTTGAATTAAGATTGTACTCAGGAAATAAATTCATGTTAAAACTCATGTAATCAATGAATCTTTCTGTATAATGTTGAGCTATGCTTCTTTCTTTTTCAATTAAGAAATCGATTTCGTTTTTTTCTACGTTTGTAGCATTCTCTGAATTATGCTTATAAACGCCTTTATTAGCGATTGTATAAGCCGCAAAGGGTAAGTATTCAACCATAGCCCAATGTATCAGCATAGGCTTTATATACGTCGTTGTAAGCGATAAATAATCACCTGTTAAATCGTCGTTTTCAATATCCGTCTTAATCTTATCTAAAAGACGAGTTCCTAAAAAGTTTTGAATGTGAATATCTTGAGCTACTTTAATCCATTGTATAAAGTTGTCCGTATCTACGTTGCCATTCATAGCAGTAAACTTTACAACGTCATCTCTCGTAATTAATAATACTTCTGCCATCTTATTTTTTGTAATATCCTCTGTTTGGCATATCAAAAGGTCTTTGACTTACCAAAGTTGGATTTTTAATTATGTAACCTAATTTTTCAGCTTTACGTCCAGCAATCTGTTTAGCCTCATTCACATCAATAGCTTTACCTTCAAAAGTTGCGTAAACTTGTTTGTTCCAACGGTGGTAACAGTTAGGACCACCTTTATACAACCATACAGAATACGTCGAAGCTCCATCAATTCCAAAACCTGCATTAACAGGTTGCCCATCCATTTTAAGAATATCCTCTTTGCGATAAACTTTATTTGCTCCCATCATTGCTTTACAAAATGGTCTGCCTTTTCCTGACTTACCTCCAGTATCACCAGCGTAAACATAACGAGTTAAAAACTTAACACCGTCAATTACCGCATCCTGACCGCTTCTTAAGTTAGGTCGTGGGTCGCCTGTGCTAACTAAATTTACAACCTTAGATAATAAACTTTGTTTAGGCTCTTTGCTTAGTATTTCGTTATCTAAATCGTCTGTATCGTAATCTACTTCGTGTTCGTCTATTAATATCCATTCAGGATCAACATCTTCGCCTAAGTCAATTAATGCTTGTGCTAACGCATCAGTTTGTGAACTTAACTCCGTTCCTGTTTCTTCTGCTACTTGTTCCTCTGTTTGTGCGTTTTCTAAGTCTGTAAATTCTAAAGGTTGAAGGGTTTTAAAGAATAACTTTAAAGAAATTCCATTGTAAGCTAAAATAGTATCAAACGCATCTAATAATTCTTCTTGTAATGGCTTAATAACCATGTTATCAAATAGAATGCTTGAGTTTTGTAGCTCGTCTGCGTTACTTGAGAATCCGTTACTTGAAGCAATACCAAATAACAAAGGTGAAGTTACGTTGTGTCCTAACATTATCTTACGTAAACATTCTTCAGATAAGTACGTGTAATGGTCAGGTGCATCATTTAAAGGAATATCGTCAACAGTAGTTTTACTTTCTTGGTTTAAATTAAATGCTACAATTACTTTTTGACCTCGTGAGCCTGTTAATTTGCTTAAAACTTTATTTGAAATTATTTCTTGTTGCTCTTCACTTGGAACACCGTTATTAAAGTTTACAACCTTAGTACCTGAGAATCCATTTTGAACCTCGTTAATTAAATAATCAGCGACCTCTTCCTCAAGTAAAGCGTATGGAATAGCACCCTGATAATCAGGATAAGCATAATACTTCATTCCAACAGCGTAAGGCTTTACAAATAAAATTTCTATTTGCTCATTTGAGTATCCAAATGCTGGGATTCTTACTGGTGCGTATTTCTTAACGTCTAACCAATTATCAGAATAATAATATGCTTCTATTTCACCCTCTTTATTGCACTTTTCAGCTCTTAATAAATTAACAGGTATATGATAAGCCTTTAAAATAGTCTTGTGGTCTTTTGAATAATGTACTTGGATAGCGAACTGTCCTAACATTTTTCTATCCATAACCATTTTACGAATACAATCCTTATTGAACAAAGTCATCATTTGGGCGTACTCATTTGGCTTTTTAGACGCATCTAACGCACTCAAACCACGTCCATATACTAATCTACTAATATTGTTTATAATAGCGTTATTTGTCGTAGAATTCGTGTATCTGTCGATTAGATATTGGAAGTAATTATTGTCTTCACCAAATTCAACCCAAGCATCTCTTTTAGATTCTTGAATAGTAGGTGTTGTATAAGCACTTAAATTTAAAACGTGTATATTACTCATAAACTATAAATGTGTTGCCAGTAGTATTTGAAACATACTGTCCGTTGTTAACTGAAAAACTTACTATACTTTGGTCTGTACAAAATATCCTATCTCTGTAAATTATATCAGTTCTGTTTTTTATTTCTAAATTGTAAAAATGATTTTCAACTAAAGCAAATTCAGCTTGTAAAATTGAATAATAATCTCCCTCTGTAAATTCCCATTCTTCTAAAGATACCGTTTCATTGGTTTGATCGTCCGTTATTTCAACCGTATCAAAAGTCGAACTGCGCGGAATAAATACAAATATTTGTGCTTCAGTATCTGTTGTTAGTACAATCATATATCTATAACGCCAAAACTTAGAAATTGTCCAAAAACAAAAAACCCCACCGTAATGGTAGGGTCTTTCTGCAAGATATATATGGATTAATTGGTAACGATTTCAGCATCATCAGCACCATCAGTAAAGATAGCTTTCAATCCAGCCTCATCAGCGCAGTCAATGAAGTATGCAGGACTTTTTTCCATTCCAGTAAATGTTAAGTTATACCCGTTGAAGTCACCCATTGCAGTTCCTGAAGACACAGTTCCAGCAGTAACGTCGCATCCTTGGTCGTAACCAGCTAAAAAGAATTGATGATCTCTTGTTTCAACTACGATTCTCGGACGTCCGTAAGCTAACAATTTAACGTTTTTATGCGTTACAGCATCTTGTTTCTTTAATTGAATAGTCAATACTTGCTCAAAGAAAGTAGTTCCGTTATCTCTTGAAGTTTGGATAGTTTGCTCAAAACCATTTGCACCTTTCAATTCATATTTGTAAAGGTTGATTTGTGTTGCAGTGTACCAAGTAGTAATTTGGTCATCACCATCAAAAACAACGCTTGAAGATAATGTATTCAAATCACCATAGTTAATAAAGTAAATATTTAGAAGTCCTGAAATCGCATCTTTACAGGCTTCTAATCTTCCGTTTGCTATATCACAGCTCATTTTATTATATTTTTAATGTTAAACAAAATTT